ACCCCGATCACACATCTGGTAGCGCTGGATTATCGCAGCGACATCAAGGCGCGGCATCGCGTGCTGCTGCAGGACACGCGGGCGCTCTATATCCGTGGGCTCCAGAACGAAGACGAACGCAATGTGACCCTCGTGCTGTCCTGCGAGGAGCGCGCAGCATGAGCGCTTCGGTGCATCTGGACGTTCGCGCGATGGTCGAGACGCTGGAACGGCTCCCGCGTGAGCTGTCGCAGCAGGAGCTAGCGCCGCTCATTCGTGCGTCGGCCGAGGATCTGGCGACGGACGTGCGGAGAGCCTACGCCAACACCAAGCGGACGAGCCGGAACCCCGGCACGCTCGCCAGCCGTGTCGTGGTGGAGCCGGGCCGGGACGAATTCGGGTTGCGGGCCAAGGTCCGTAGCAAGGCCCCGCACGCGCACTTCTACGAATACGGCACGGTGGCGCGGTTCACGAATCAGACCGGCGCGGCTCGCGGGTCCATGCCGGCGCTGCCGACCTTCGTGCCGGCGGCGGTGCGTGCGCGGGAGCGGATGATCCGCGCGGCCAAGACCGTCCTCCAGCGGTTGCGGATTCCAGGGTTCACCGGGTCGGCTGAGGTCCGAGAGTCGTGAGCGCGATCGATACCGCAGTCGTGAACGCCCTGAAAGGCGATGCCACGCTCACCACGTTGGCCCCTGGCGGGATTTTCAGGGACGTGGCGCCCGAGGACGTAGTCACGGCGGCGGTCACGGATGCCGCGCAGGTGTTCGGCGTGGTGACGCTCCAGTCCGCCCCGCAACGGTATGCCTTTTCCGACCGCGCCTTCGAGGAATGCCGCTACCTCGTCAAATTCGTGACGCGATCGACCAGTCCGGTAAGCGCGCAGTCGGCGCTGGATCGCGCCGAGGTCGTGCTAGCGGCGTTGACGACGGTCACCGGGTTCGCGGTGACGTGCTCGAGGCGAGAGGAGCGGATCGCCTACGTCGAAGCGGACGGCCCGATCAACTGGCAGCACCGGGGCGTGTCCTGGCTGCTGGTGGCAAGTCCGACATGAAGATTCTGACGGTCCATCCCGGCGCCTCGTGGTCCACGGCCGACGTGTATGCCGGGCTCACGTATGGCCTGCGCGCGCAGGGCGTGGAGGTGATCGAGTACGCGTTGGACGGGAGGATCGCCGCGTCCAAGGGCTGGCTGTTCAAGCAGTGGCGCATCGCTAAGAAGCGCAATCCGTCGATGGTGCAGCCGACCGACGCTGACGTGTTCTACCACGCGGGGATCGGCGCACTTGAGCGGGCGCTCCGGCACAAGGTCGATGCCGTGCTCGTCGTCTCCGGCATGTATCTGCATCCGGATGTGATCGTGCTCATGCGCCAGGCCGGGCTCTTGGTGACGGTGCTCTGCACCGAATCGCCCTATGACATCGAACGCGAACTGAAGTTTGCGTCCATGTGTCATGCCGTCTGGACGAATGAGCGCACATCGGTCGAGCACTTCCGCTCGGTCTGCCCGAACGTGGCCTATCTCCCGCACGCGTGGCACCCGGAGCGGCACCGGCCCGGGCTTCAGTCCGACGACGGCGAAGTGCCGGCACATGACGTGGTGTTCGTCGGGTCGGCCTTCCGTGAGCGCGTGGATTTCCTGAACGCGATTGACTGGACGGGGATCGATTTCGCGCTCTACGGCAACTGGGACGGGCTCGGCTCGCGCAATCGGCTGCGCCAGTTCGTGCGGGCCTATGAAACGGACAACCGCACGGTCGCGGCGATCTACCGCCGGGCGAAGATCGTCCTGAATCTCTATCGCACGTCGAAGGGCTGGGGCCGGTATGCCCCGCAGTTGCCCTCCGGCATGGCCGAATCACTCTCACCCCGCGCCTACGAGTTGGCGGCGTGTGGGGTGTTCCATCTGTCAGAACCCCGCGCGGAGGTGCGCGAAGTGTTCGGCGATCTGGTGCCGACCTTCACGTCTCCCGTGGAGGCGGCAGCGCTCATCCGTCTGTGGTTGGCCGACGACCAGGGACGGGCGCGCGTAGCCGCGTCGCTCCCGGCCGTGGTGGCCGAGTCGTCTTGGGTGCATCGTGCAGGCCAAGTCAAGACCGATCTCGCATCCCTGATTTCTGCGGCAACGCAGGGACGGGCGGCATAGGGAGCAGCACATGGCGAAGTATCACGGACAGGGCGGCGTCGTCTACATCAGCACGAGCGGCAGCGGCAACGCGACCACGACGGTCGGACTCTCGAGCTGGTCGCTCGACATGGCCTCTGATCGCGTCGAGGTGACGTCGTTCGAAGATCTCAACAAGACCTATGTCCAGGGCAAGCGCGACATTTCCGGCGAGCTGTCGGGCTTCTGGACCGACACGAATGACGAGCTGTTCGACGCCAGCGAGTCCACCGACGGGATCAAGATGTATCTCTACCCGTCCAAGGACGCGACGTCTCGCTACTTCTACGGCCCGGCGTGGCTGGATGCGTCGATCGAAGTGCCGGCCGATGGTGCGGTGACCATCTCGGGCAGCTTCCAGGCGAACGGCAGCTGGGGCCGGAAGCCCTGAGTAATGCATGGCACTGGTGAACCGACTGACCGGGCATCGTGGGCGGGTGCGGGCGGGATTCCGCACCGCCGCCCGGATCGGTCGGTTCACGCTCTCGGTGGAGACGCCGGGGATCTGGACGGTGGACGGAGAGGTCCAAGAGACCGACCCGTTTTGGGTGTCCCAGGGGCCGTTGTCCCTGGAGGTCGAGGTCGGCACGCAGCGATGGCACTGGGTGTCGGCCTCTTTGGCGGTGGCGGATGGCAGGGTGACAGGCACCGTGTCCGGATCGCCATCGCGGAGATAGGGCATGCGGCGGTTTGCGACGACAGAGACGGTGCGGCTTGATCTCTCCGATGGGGAGTGGATCGAGGTCAAGGCAGAACTGAGCTACGGCGACTTGCAGGGCGTGGCGAGTCAGACCCGCGGGGACTTCACGTCGTCGGCCCTCAACCTCGTGGCGGCGTATCTGCTCGACTGGTCGTTCCGGGACGCGCAGGACAAGCCGGTGGTGATCGAAACGGACGGGGCCAAGCTGGCGGCGCTCAAGGCGTTGACGCAGGAAGCCTTCCGAGAGATCGACGAGGCGATCACGACACACGTCGAGGCGCGTGACGCCTCAAAAAAAGCCGAGGGGCGGAGTGGCAAGAGAAAGTCCGCTCGGATCTCCGCCTCTGCCGCGTGATGGGGTGGACCTTGGCGGACGTCTACGCACTCCCGGCGGATGTCTATCTGGAGTGCGTGCGGTTCGTGAACGAGGAAGTGAACAAGGCGCACTGATATGGCCCTGACCGCGACGCTTGCGCTCGACATCGGCAAATTCCAGGCCGGGCTGTCCACGGCAACGGCCTCGCTGGAGGGGTTTGCTCAGAAGACCGTCAAGAATACCAACCGCGATCTGTCGCGGCTCTTGGAGAGCTTCACGGGTCAGCAGGTGGTCGCCGAGGCCGAGCGGATGGCAGAGGCCGTGGGCCGGATCGGTGGGGCCTCCAAGCTCACGGAGACCGAGCAGCGGCGCGTCAATGCGGCAGTGTCGGAAGCGATTGCCAAGTATCAGGCACTCGGGCAAGAGGCGCCCGCGCATTTGGTGAAGCTGCAGCAGGAGACGGCAGGCGCGGTCGAGAAAACCAGCCTGCTCTCTCAGGGCATGCAAGTGCTCATCGGGCTGTTCTCGGCCAGGGCGATTCTCAACGCCGCACGCGACGTCTTGGAGTTTACCGGCAATCTGGCCGACCTCGCGGCCAAGACAGGTATTTCCGCGGTCGAACTCCAGAAAATGCAATACGTCACGGCACAGAGCGGCGTGAGCATGGACGAGTTGGCTCGCGGCGCCGTCAAGCTCGGCCAGAACCTCGTGAGCGGGAACGCGAGTGCGGTGGCCGGTGTGAAGGCGCTCGGCTTCGAGGTGTCGTCCCTGATCGCCATGAATCCTGGCGATGCCTTCCTCGACATCGGGCAGGCGATTGCGGCGGTGCCGAACCCGATGGAGCGCGCCGCGTTGGCCGTGGGGATTTTTGGAAAGGCGGGCGCGGACTTTTTGCCGGCCTTCACCACGGACATGAAAGCGCTGGCGGATCAGGCGCAAGCGTCAGGCGCCATTCTCAGCGAGGACATGGTGCAGGCCGGAGATGCGGCCGGCGACGCGATTACGAGACTCCAAGCGGCAGGGCTGTCGCTCATGGCGCAGTTCTTGGTGCCGGTGTTGCCGGCTGTTGAAGCGCTCGCCAACATGCTCTCGGCGAATCTCCCGTCTGCGCTTTCGGCCTCTCGATCGGCGTTTGACGGGTTACTTCGCAAGGGTTTGGAGTTCGAGGTCTGGCTGGCGGAGACGGCGCAATCGATTACCGAGACGGCGGCGTCGGTGCCGGTGCTTGGGCGAGTGTTCGGGCAGACATCTGGAGATGTCGAGTTCTTCCGCCAGCGAGCGCAGCACGCCAAAGACGCGCTCAAGCTGTTCGACTTGGACGGGGTGAAGCCTGCCACGGCGTCCATGCAGGCGGCCATTCCGACAACCACTGGATTCTCTGAGGCGCTGGAACGCACGCGTGGGGCGAGCGCGGCAGCGCGCGAATCCCTCGGCGCCATGCAG